TGCAAAACCCAGAGAAAGTCACAACGACTGCATATTTAAAACGTAACGAACTGCATACATCGTCACGGAAAATCATCATTTTTAAAATTTTCTTTTTCGGTTGTCTTTTTATACACCCACATAGCCGCAAAGCTATCACAACTTAAACATTACGGATAACAACATCCGTAGTGAAAAGACTCCTAAACGACTGTTCGTCCGCTACCAATGTAGCTAAACATAACAGCAACGGTCGACAAGAAGTCACACCTGGTGAGAATAACTGCTTACCATAACGTTCCATGACAGCCACATCCAAATGATGTAAAGCAACGTCATTGAGATAACATGCCATGTTATCTTTGAACGAAATATATTTTTCCTCAATAGGATCCAACACCTGTCCAGGACGCTTAGGGTCACTACGAATCATCTTGATAGCCATTCGCAATTTCTGAAACCTCTTAATCGGGTCAGGCATTAACGCACACACCGTAGGCGTGTGTATGATAAATGCCGAACAGAAATAGCCAAATTTAAACTGAGACACCTGAGCAGATAAATTCCACACTTCCGCCATATACAACTCAGCTCTTCCCGTTTCAATAGGACGACTCAACCGAATAACGCTATCATCGCCCAACACTGCGATATATTGAGGCTTGTCTATCGGCAACTCCGCGCATACAGTTATTAGATTCACCACAGTATTTCCAGGTGTAGTATCTGAATATCCCGATTTTCGCTGATAATCCATAAACAATCTAAAACCCTCGTCGGAAGTAAGAGTGGTTTCACGACACACTCTCTCCCACAAAACCAAAAAGGCCCGATCCATGCCCATCAGTCCGGACCAGATGTATTCCAACATCAACGCGCGCTTACCCTGTGATTTATCATAGCGCGCCTGATCGATCTCTATGTAACTGGGACGTTCCTCATCTGCCAAGCCATTAGCACGAATGAATTCAACCGCTTGAGCAACATTTTCCTTGCTATATATCAGTGTAGTCGAATTCAACACAGCTCTAGTTCTATCCATCATCTGCATA